GGGCACGGCGCAGCAGCCGACCGCGCAGGGATCCTGGCCTGCCACCGCTACGGGCACCGCGCAGCAGACCGCTGGTCACAACACCCAGCTCGCAACGGGTACGGGTACGGCTTCCCCGTTCGGGATGGCTCAGGCTCAGCTCGCCGCCAGCACGGGGACGGGCCAGAACGCGACGGTCTTGTTCGGGTGCAACGCCCTGGCGGGGCTCGCTGCCGCTTCGGGTTTCTGCCAGCAGCCCTCCGGGCATCAGGCTCAGTTCGCCACGGCGATCGCCGCAGCGCTCCAGCCCGTCGTGTCGGCGTCCTCCGCGGTCGTCAAGGCCACGGTCATCACGGGGGTCACCGGGAAACCGGGTGCGGGGACTGTCACCGGTAAGACGGGGAACAGCACGAACGTCACCGGGAAGCCGGGTGCGGGGACAACGACAGGGAAGACGGGCAACAGCACGTCGGTCACCGGTAAGGCACTGGCAGGGAGCGTGAGTTGACAGCCACGGTTTTTTACGACAACGTGAACGAGCTGGCGACTATCAACGCGACGTTCACCAACGCCGCTGGGGTGCCCACTAACCCGACCGTGACAACGTGTGTTGTCACGGACCCGGCCGGGGTGCAGGTCATCCACACGTTCGGGGGTGCCGCCCCCGCTGATATCACGAACCCCAGCGCGGGTGTATTCAAGCTGGACGTGTCGTGTGTCCCCTCGACGGCGGGGGTTGAGGGGTTGTGGAGCTACGCGTTCATCGGGACCGGCGGGGCGTCCGACGTGCAGCCGGGGACGTGGCGGGTCCTCGGTATAGACCAGAACCGGTGGTACGTGGGGCCGGAGGAACTGAAAGACCGCCTCGGGCAAACCGACACTTCCGTCGATTCGGTGATCACGTCGGTGTGCCTGGCCACGTCACGGTGGATCGACCGGTATTGCGGGAGGCATTTCTTCCGTGTCACTGACACGCGCACCTACCAGCCGTATGACATCTGGCTGCTGAACACCGACGACATCACGTCCGTGACGACCCTGAAAATCGACAATGACGGCGACGGGGTGTATGAGACGACGTGGACGCAGGGCACGAACTACATGCTCCGGGTCGGTGACGGGCAGTTCAACCAGTTGTCCACGGGTGAGCTGAAACCGTACACGCAGGTACAGGTGATCGGCGGTACGACAGGTGCGGCGCAGTGGTTCCCGTTCACGTGGGCGTTCTCCCACCTGGACCGGGTGCAGATCACCGGGGTGTTCGGGTGGCCGCAGGTCCCCCCGGTGGTGGCGCAGGCTGCGCTGCTGATCGCCAGCGACTGGTTCAAGCTGAAAGACGCACCGTGGGGGGTGGCGGGTATCGCTGATGTGGGTGTCGTCCACATCAACCCGAACCCGTGGATCTGCCAGCAGCTCCGCCCCTACTTCCGGGGACGGGGCAAGGTAGGCGTGTAGGGGGGGGACATGGGTAAGCAGATCAGGATCAAGAAGATCAAGCGCAAGCCGAAGCCAAAGGATTAATGCGTGGCTGATGTTAACGCGATATGCCAGGGGCTGGCGACCCGGCTGGCTACGACGGGGCTGAAAGCGTTCCCGAACGCGCCGGGTCAGGTTGTCCCCCCCGCTGTGATAGTGATCCCGAACCGCCCCTCGATCCTTTACGGGCAGACGATGGACGGTGAAACGCAGGTTAACCTCCTCGCGATCGTGCTGCTGTCCGCGGCGAACGACAACACGGGGCAGATCCCGCTGAACGCGGCGGTGTCCTCGTCGGGGGCGGCGAGTATCAACGCGGCGGTCCAGGCGGACCCGTCGCTGGGCGGCACATGCGAGTTCGCGCTTGTCACCCAGGTCGCCACGTACGGGATTGTCGAGTACGCGGGGCAGAACTACATGGGTGCGACGTTCGTGGTCGAATGCGGCGCGCACCTCTAAACAGATAGGCGGTACAGCGTGCGGATTCTCGTGGTCCACCCGGGCCCCAACTTCAGCGTTGCGGACGTGCACGACGGGTGGGTGGAGGCGCTACGCGGGCTGGGTGTCGAGGTCGCGTCGTTCAACTCCGACGACCGGATCCAGTTCTACGGCCACGCGCTGATAAGCACGGGTGACGTGGACGACACGGGGCACCCGCTGGTACGCCGGGCGATGAACGACCAGGACGCGCTCCGGATGGCGATGCAGGGCGTATCCCACGCCGCGTTCACCATGTGGCCCGACGCGGTACTGTTCGTATCCGGGTTCTTCGTCACCCCCGGGCTGATGTCGCTGCTCCAGTCCCGGCGGATGAAAGTAATCCTGCTCGGCACCGAGTCGCCGTACCAGGAGAAGATGCAGCTGGAACGGGCGCAGTGCTCCGACATCACCCTGCTGAACGACCCGACCAACATCGAGGAATACCGCGAGCTGGGCATCGTGGCGGAGTACGCCCCGCACGCCTACCGGCCGTCCGTGCACTACCCGCTGAGCGGCGCACCCAACACGGACCTCAACGCGGACCTCGCGTTCATCGGGACAGGGTTCGCGTCCCGCATCGACTTTTTCGAGCGGATGAACCTGGACGGCCTCGACGTGCTCCTCGGCGGGTGCTGGCCCCTCGCCGCGAAGTCCCCGCTACGGCAGTACATGGGCCACGACATTGAGGAATGCGTCCCGAACTACGAAACCGCCGAAGTGTACCGCAACGCGAAATGCGGGATCAATTTCTACCGCCGCGAGTATGACGACGCAGACGACGCTGCTACCACCACCCCGTGGGCCATGGGTCCCCGTGAGGTGGAACAGGCGGCGTGCGGCATGTTTTATCTCCGTGACCCTCGCGCTGAGGGGGACGAGGTACTGCACATGCTGCCCACATTCTCCGGCCCCGAAGACGCCGGGGAGCAGCTCCGCTGGTGGATCGCCCATGAAGATGAGCGTGAGCAGGCGGCACTGAAAGCGCGTGAGGCCATCGCCGACCGCACGTTCACCAGCAACGCGAAACGCCTGCTGGAACTCCTGGAAGACTAACAAGAAGGAGCACAGCAAATGTCACGTATTCACGGCAGGAACGGTATCGCGTACATCGGCGTGACCGGTCCTGGTGGTGGCGGTTCCGCAGTCACCGGTACGCAGCTCGCGTCGCCGATGGCCTTCCTGACTGACTGGTCGATTAACTTCGTGGTCAACAAGGTTGACGTTACCGCGATGGGTGACCCGAACCTGATCTGGGTCGCTGGTCTGCCTGACGCATCAGGGGACTTCAGCGGCTTTTATGACACTGCCACGGCCCAGACGTATGTCGCAGCCACAGACGGCCTCAGCCGTAACATGTACCTGTACCCGTCGACGCTGGGCGCGCAGGGCACGACCCCCGGCCAGTACTTCTTCGGAGCTGTGCTACCTGACTACTCGGTGTCCGGCGGTGTGTCTTCGGCTGTCAGCCTGAAGTCGACGTGGAACGCTGCTACGCCGATCATCCGTTACCCGGCTTCCGGTATCGTCGGTACCTGATCCGTTTGTGGCAGCGCCCCTGGGCTATTGTGGGGCGCTGCCACGCCGCTGGGGAACGGCACCACTCATGCTACATCAGCAAGGAGGTCACACCCCTGTGGCATACGACGTCGACGACGCCGCCGAACGCGGCGCGATCGAACTACAGCAGGCAACAGACCCGGAGCTGTCCGGCGAAGTCATCTCCCCGACCAGGGTTATCACACTGGCCGGGGAGAATTTTCGTGTCGCGGAGAAAGTCGGCTTGATGCCGTTGCTGAAATTTTCCCACGCGGCGAATCTCCGCTCCGATGATGAGAAGGCGTACGCGGCGATGTACGAGATACTCCGGGACGTGATCTTGGAGGATGAGGACCCGTGCGGGAAATGCGCCGGGTGTAAGGCGGCGGGCACGGACCCGTCCGCGGGGGACTGCGCGTACGCCGATGAGGGGGACTGGGAACGGTTCCAGCAGCACGCGGTGGACTGCAAAGCCGACGCGGATGAGCTACTCGACGTGGTGTCGCAGGCGATCAAGGTGATTTCGGCGCGCCCTACCGAGTCGCCGTCCGGCTCCTCCAATGGACGGCGGAGCACTTCACCGAAATCGACGGCGGTCAGATCCGTGCGACAGGCCGGGGTATCAAAACGCTCACCCCGCGGGAAGCGTGCAACCTAGCGATTTCCTGTATCACCGAGGGGATGGAAACCGCCGAGGACCGCGAGCAGTTCATGGAGGAGCTGTACGCGAAGGGCGGCGACGCGGAAAGCACGGCGAAGGATCAGCTTCGTGAGCATTTGAAGGCACTGGGTGTCAACTGGGACGGGGAGGTTTGATGGCGGTCATCAAGATCAGGTTCAATGAGGCGGAAATCCGCGCGTTCCTGTCCAACCCCGCCGGTCCTGTCGCGCACCTGATACAGGAGCTGGGTGGCCGGGCGGCGGTGTACGCCAGGGCGAAGGTGCGGCGGCGGGCTAAGGCCACTCCGGGTAGGGGCGGCGTGGGTGGCGGGTTCCCCCCTGGTTTCACCGCGATGACGGTCCACGATTACCTCCACGCGATCGGTTCGGACACCCCGTGGGAGGAACTGGCCGCGTCCGGCGCGGCGGTGTTCCTGGAGAAGGGAACCAAGAGGCACATCATCCAGGCGACCGGGCCGTGGTCCCTGTCGAACTTCGAGAGGGGTTATTTCGGGCCGGTCGTGAACCACCCTGGTGCGCGCCCGTACCCGTTCCTGATGGAATCCCTCTGGGCGTTGCAGGGTCAGGTCTGACATGCCAGGAGACCGTCTCGGGACAGTATTCGTCGGGTTGGAAGCGGACGCGTCGCTGTTCCGCGCCTCCGCGCAGGCGGGGATCAAGAAGTCCCTCGCCGGGGTCCGCGCGGACATCCCTCTCGGGGTGGATTCCAGGCGGGCGAATATGCTTGTCAAGGAGCTGAAGGCGCGTATCGACTCGGTCAGCGACAAGCTGGTGACCATCAAGGTCACTGACGCTAAGGGTGAGGCGGTCGTCGGCCGGTTGCAGAAACGCCTGTCGGACCTGGCGAAGAAACTCGCGACAGTGACGCTACAGGCCGACCCGGCTAAGCTGAACGCGACAATCGCGAAGGAGGAAGCCCACCTCGCTAAATTGCAGGAGCAGGCTTCCAGCATCAAACTTGACGCTGACGACGCGGCGTTCCTGTCGAAAATAGCGGACTTGAACGCTGAGTATTACCATCTGGACAAGCGGATCCAGAAGGGCATCAAGATTAAGGTCGACGCGGACGCTGCGGACGCCCGTCTGCTCGCTATTCTCGCGGAGATAGAGCACCTGGAGGGTGACCCGCATAATCTCACGCTGATGATGAACGCCGACTCGGTCGATAAGGCTATCGTCGCGTCGGAGCGGAGGATCGCCGAGCTGAAATCTGAGGCGGCGAACCTGCATCTGGGTTTCAGGACTCAGGACATCGGGGGGATGAACGCGGACCTGCTCGGTATCCAGGCGGCGATGCACGGCCTCGGGGGGTCCGTCGATAAGGTCAGTGACAGGCTCACCAGGGGACGTGTGTCCTGGTTCGGGTGGATCGGCGGCCTGCTGTCCGCTAAGGTGGCGTTGTTCGCGGGGGCGCGGGAAGTCGGCGGCCTGCACCTGGCGCTGGACAGCCTCGTCGAGGTGTTCGCGATCCTGGTACCTGCCCTGGCGGTGCTGTCCCTGGGGCTGGGCGCGTTCGCCGCGGCGGCGTTCCTCGGGCAGCACACCCTGGAACGCATCGTCCACCACATGCAGAACCTTCAGGTCGTTGCTGACGCGACCGGCCAGAAGATACCCCCGCTGACCGACCATTTCGACAAGCTCGCCCGCGTGATCCGCCCGCAGGTGTTCGAGTTGATGGGTCAGGCGCTCGGCGGGGCTGGTAAAGCGATGGGTGTCCTGGACGGGCTCGCTGTGGGCACCGGGAAGATCCTGGACCGGTTCGCCGCCCAGATCGTCGTCGACATGCAGGGCGGCGGGCAGGGTATCAAGACGTTCGTCAAAACCGGCACGGAAGACCTGAAGCTGCTCGGTGGCATCTTCGTGAACATCGGTCATGTCATCGCGCAGCTCGGCCGTATCGCGGCGCAGACAGGTATCGCCGAGCACCTGCTGAAGGGCCTGGCTTTCGCGTCGAAGGCACTCAGCTTGTTCCTGGACCTCCCGGTGCCGCTACTGGCCCTGGTCGCGGGGTTGCATGGTATTTACCTGTGGTCCGGGCTGGCGACCACGGCGCTGGTGAAAATGGCGCTGGGCCCGGTGCGGGGAATAGCAGCCATGGTCGGGGGGATTGACCTGGCCACGGGAGCGGTCCGGAACCTGGATAAAGAATCGGGCGGCCTCAAACGGATCAAGGCGTACGGTAAGGACATCGGGACGGGGTTCGCGGCGGTACCGGGGCGGGTCAAGGCGCTCGGGAAGGCGCTACTGGGGTTGGCGGCGAACCCGTGGACGTGGGCCGTGGTCGGGGTCACGGCGCTGATCGGCGTGTCCATCTGGCTTGCCACGACGAAGACGCGTGCGCAGCAGATGGCGGCGGCGCTGGACAAGCTGGTCTCCCACGCGTCGATTTTCAACGTGATCAACACGACCGCCGCGGCGGCGGCCACAGCCAGTAAAGACCTGACCAAGGCGCAGAGAGACCTGACCAAGGCGACGACAGACAGCGGTACCGCTGCGAACGGGGCGGCCAGCCGGTACAAGCAGTTCGACTGGAGCGGCAAGTCGCGGGACGTTATTACGTTCACCGATTCGCACAACAAGCTGACCGGGCAGCTTGTCCTGGAAACGAAGCGGCTCACCCAGGTCTCCGATAAGTTCGGCACTAAGGGTCTCGCCGGGGCGATGGCGCTGGCTGCGCTCGCCGGGGTGGATGTCAACAAGCAGCTCCTGGGGAACTCCAAGGACTGGGCGATCGCGGTCCAGCAGATCCAGGGGCTGGTCGACGGGTACGCGGCGATGGGGCAGGGTTCGGGTCAGCTCGCATCGGACCTGAACGCGTTGACGGTCGCCGGGTCCGAGCAGATCAAGGCGATGGGTCAGCTCAACGACGCGTACGACACGTTCATCAAGATCACCTCCGGCCCCACCACGGGTTTCATCACGTTCGCTGAGGGTCTCGTCCGGTTCAGCGAAGACTCCAAGAAAGCCGGCGCGCGGATGGAGGGGTTCGGCGGGGCGATCGAGAACACGTCGAAGAAGGTACGTTCCTCGTCGCTTCAGCTGCGGTCGGATTTCCAGGACACCATCAACAACGCTGAGCAGATGGCCGACGCGATGCGGCTGACGGGGACCTCAGCGGGCACGCAGATCAGGGCGATCAAACTGGTAACTCAGGTCCTGATCCCGATGGCGGGCAGTAATAAGGCCGCCGCCGCGGAGATTCACGCGCTGGCGCAGGAGGCTGGGGGCCCAGCGCAGGGAAGCCTGAAAGACCTGGCGAAATGGGCGGGGAAAACGAATGACCCGCTGACCGCGCTGGACAAGGTAGCGCAGGACACGTCGGTTTCGTTCTCGAACCTGTCGGTGGACGCGCAGAAGCTGGGTACCGCCCTGTCGCAGGACCTGTCGAAAGACATGGCTATCGCGGTGGAGAACGCTGTGGGTCTCCAGGGCGCGATGAACACGTTCGCGCATGACATCCGCGACGCGGGCACGTCGATCGGGCAAACCGAAACGGACCGCAAGAAGCTGATCGACGACCTCGCCGCGCTGGGTATCAAGGGCCCCGCCGCCGACTCGATCATCAAGGCGATCGTCGGTCGTCTCGGCAACGCGAAGGGCCCGGTCAACGCGGCGGCGGCAGCGTTCGAGAAGTTCGCCACGGACGGCCTGGACTTGTCCACCGCCAAGGCTGACAAACTGTGGAAGGAGCTGAACAAGTCACCGCTACTGAAAGCAGCCGGCGACGCGACCACAGCCCGGGATAAATGGATCAGCCTGGCGATGGACGGTTTCGACCTGAGCCGCGCTAAGGCTGACAAGCTGTGGAAGATGCTGCGGATGCAGTACCTGACCAAGCTGTCCACCCTGGTCGACACGTCCAAGGACAAGTGGATCAAGCTGGCGATGGACGGCCTGGACCTGAACCGGACCGCGGCTGAGAAACTGTGGAAGAAGTACGGTGAGCAGCGCCTAGACGAGATCGGCCGGAAGACCGACACGACCAGGGGTAAGTTCGAGCGGCTCGCCAAGCAGATCGGAATCAACAAGGACAAGGCTGACCTGTGGTTCGACGCGCTGCACCGGCTGCCGGCGCACACGAACCTGGAAATCAAGGTGACCGCGGCGGGGTTCGTTAACGTCAACGGGGTCCAGATCAGCGCCGGGGCGTACTTCTCACCGCACGCTGAGGGCGGGTTCATCTCCGGGGGCACGCCGAACAGGGATTCCGTACCGGGCATGCTGATGCCCGGCGAGGTTGTCGTCCCCACCAAGATGGTGAACCAGGGTGCGGTCGATCACCTGCGCGGGCAGCTGCCTGGATTCAGCCGGGGCGGCCGGGTCAGGGGGTACGCGGCTGGCGGGCTGGTCGGGGACGCCGGGGATCTGCGGCTCGATTTCCCGCAGCGGTCACAGAAAGCGATCAACAGTTTCGCGATCGACTCGACGATCAGGACCGCGGTGGCGGCTACGAAAGCGTTCGCCGCGTTCGTCAAGATGCAGATGGCGAACATGGGCGGGTCCGGCAGCGACATTGTCGGTTTCGCCCGGTCGTTCCTCGGGAAGATCCCGTACCGGTTCGGCGGGACGACCATGCAGGGGATGGACTGCTCCGGGTTCACGTCAATGGTGTATAAGCACGCCGGGTATAAGAATATCCCGCGTACGTCCGAAGCTCAGGGGTCGTGGGTGACCGCCACGCACACCCCGCAGGCGGGCGGCCTGGCGTTCTACCACTCCCCCGCTGGTGGCCCTGACCCGGGTCACGTCGCGGTCATCGACCGGGGTGCGAACACGGCGATCAGCCAGGGCGGCGGGCTCGGCCCGAAGATCATCAGGCTGCACGCGTTGCCGCTGCTGTGGACTGGTGTCCCGCCAGGCGGGTTCAAGGGCCCGTCGGGAGGTAAGTCGGGTACGGCTCCCGCGCAGGCGCAGGCGTGGATGAAAGCGCATCTCGGTGACTACGGCTGGGGTCAGAACCAGTGGAATTCTCTGCGGGCCTTGTGGAACGGGGAGTCCGGGTGGCGGTGGAACGCTAACAACCCGTCCTCGGGTGCGTACGGGATTCCGCAGAGCCTGCCGGGGAACAAGATGGCGACGGTCGGGGCGGACTGGCGGACCAACCCGGTCACTCAGATGCGGTGGGGCGCGGAATACATCCGGGGGGTTTACGGGAACCCGAACACGGCGTACAGCAAGTGGCTGGCGCGGTCCCCGCACTGGTATGGCATGGGTGGTGAGGTGCCGTCCTACGCTGCGGGGGGGACGGTCGGCGGGCTGCGGTCCCGGCTGGCAACTGAGCAGAAGGGTGAGCGGGACAAGTACTTCGGGTTGACGCACGCGTACGCGATCGGCCCCGCGTCGCAGCGCACGGCGACCATCAAGGGTGAGCTGGTCACCCTGAGTAAACGGCAGGCGGCTGAGCTGGGTGCGTACGCGTCGCTGTCCGGGGCGGGGATGACCACCACTCACCTGCACCACCTGGGTGCGGCGGCGCGTTCCGAGCTGAGCACCGCCTCAGATAAGGGACTGAACAAGTACCACCGGGGGTTCGCCGCTGACCTGCGTAAGTACCTGGCGCAGATCAGCGTGACGGCCAGCGGCACGGTACCTGCTAACAGCCCGTCCGGCGGGCCACCCGGAACCCCGAAACCGAAGCCGGGACAGAAACCGTTGAGCCTGAGCGCTGAGCAGACCGCGCGGCAGGGTCAGACGTACCTGAACGCGTGGCGGTCCCGTCACGGCGGCGGGTACGGCGCGGCGTGGGGTCCGGTCGTGGTGAACCAGCAGATCGCGGACATGCAGGCGGCGATCGGCCGGGCGAATGCCCTCGCTAAAGCACCGGGACTGTCCGCTGGTAAGCACAGGTTCTGGGCAAACGCCGCACTGGACGAGAAGCGGCGGCTGGGGGTGCTGAACCGGGAACTGGGCATCGAACGGAACTGGCGCGGTCAGCTGGGAGCCACCAATAAGACGCTCGCGTCGGATATCAAGGCGGCGGGGAGCCTGGGTTCGCTGCGGAAGAGTGTCGTGTCGTGGAAGGCGCAGATGGCTGCGCATAATTACACGATCGGGCAGATCTCCAAGATGCTGGGGTACAGCAAGGCGCAGATCGCTAAGTTGAACCAGCAGGGGAAAATAGGCCCGGATGGTAAGCCGCTACCGAAGATAACCCACGTTTTCGGTGGTGACGTGGGTGAGCGTATCGGCGCGTTCCTCGCCGGGGCGGCGTCGCCGTTCCGTAAGGGCGGCATGGTGAAGTCCTTCGACCGGGGCGGGTGGCTGAGCCCTGGCCTGACGATGGCGTACAACGGGACGGGTCGCAGCGAGCGTGTCTCCAATGGCGGGGACACCACCATCACGCTGATGGTGGACACGTCGAGCGGCGCGGCGATGGACCAGATGCTCGCGGCGCTGATCAAGAAGTACGTGAAGGTACACGGAGGTAACGTGCAGACGGCGTACGGGGCGCATTAATGGTAGCTACGAACGCCCCCGCCCAGATCGCTACTGGTGTCGGGGCTGGTGTCCAGCCGACGGTCAGTTTCGCTCAGGTCCAGGCGATCATCGCGACCGCTACCGGTTCGGCGGGGCTCCCGGGTGTCAATGTCACGGCCCCGTCGTTCCCCGCCCAGCAGCTCGGTTTGCGGGTGGACCTGAACCTGGGCGGGACGTGGACGGATATCACCCGTTTCGTGTATCAGCGGAACCCGGTGCAGATCACTAATGTGGGGCGTGCGGACTGGACGTCGACGCTGCAACCCGCGGGTCTGACCCTGACGGTGAATAACAGGGATGGGAGGTTCACCCCGAAACTGAGCACGGGTGCGTATTTCCCGAATATCACGAGGAACACGCAGATACGCGTGTTCCTGTCAGCCACCTCCGGTACGGGCCTGACGTATTCCGGGTTCAGGTTTTACGGTGAGGTTACGGAGTGGCCGCCGCACTGGGATCCGTCCGGCCGTGAAGTATCCGTCGATATTATCGCGTCGGGTATCTGGCGGCGCATGTCTCAGCTCCAGACCAGCCTGGGGTCAGCGTTCCGCAGGTTCATCGTGAACGGTGCCGCGTCGACCACGCTGCGGTCGTACTGGCCGATGGAGGATTCCGCAGGCTCCGGTTACATCACCCCGTACGGGTCGGTGGCAGGCACCGGTAACGGTATCCAGCAGTTCATCGGCGGGCAGACCGGCTTGTCGTTCGCGTCCAGCAACGACTTCAAGGGCAGCGACGGTATCCCCGTGCTGAACGCCGCGCTGGCCACCTTCAACATCCCCGCCGGGGGTACCCCGACGAACAACGTGATCCGTTTCCTCATCTCCGTCCCCGCGAACGGTGACTCAGCGTCAGGGACGACGAACTGGAACCTGGTCGAGGTTGACACGGCGGGTGCGGTCGCGAAATTCGAGTTGTACCTGAACGCCACGGGGACACTGCTGTTGCAGGGCAGGAACTCCTCCGGTAACGTCACGTTCTCCGGGACGACCACGACCAACGTGAAGGGCACCCCGTACCTGGTGTCCATGGAACTGACCGCGGGCGTGAACTTCGCGTTGCGTATCATCTCGCAGGGCGCGGCGGGGATCACCGAGTCGATCACGGGGTCCCTCGGTGCCGGTTCGGTCGGGGCGGTCACCAAGGTGATCGTGTCCCGCGCGGGGCAGCTGATGGACACCGCGTTCGGGCACCTGAACGTCGCGTACGGAACCCCCACGTCGCTGGTGCAGGCCGCCGGGGCGCTGAACGGGTACATCGGGGAGCGTGCCGTCGACCGGTTCACCCGTATCTGCGGTGAGATGGGGATCGCGTCAGCGGTCATCGGGACCTCATCATCATCAGCGGCGATGGGCCCCCAGCTGGACGACACGCTGACCGCTGTGCTCCAGACGATCGAAGACACGGACTGCGGTCTGCTGTACGAACTGCGGGACCAGTTCGGGCTGGGTTACCGGACGAACGCGAGCATGGCGAACCAGACCCCCGACCTGACACTGAACTACGCCGCGGCGACCGTCGACGCTGACCTGGCCGCGTCATACGACGATTCGCTGACCCGGAACAACATCACCGTCTCGAACTGGACGGGGTACACGCAGCAGGCCATTTTGACTGCGGGTGCCATGAGCGTGCTGAACCCCCCGTCGGGTATCGGGAACGGGTACGCGTACAGCCGTTCGGTGAACGCCGCGACGGACGCGCAGATACCCGGCATCGCAACGTTCCTGCTGAACATCGGCGCGACCGACGAGATACGTTTCCCCACCATCACGGTGAAGATGCGCCGCACGTCATCCGCGCCGTTCTTCGTGTCCATACCGAACATGAACGTCGGCGACTACATTCAGATCACGAACCCCCCGGCGTTCCTGACGACCACCACGATCAAGCAGCTGATGTGGGGGTACTCGGAGACGCTGAACGCGAAAGAATGGACGTTCAGCTGGAACACGGTCCCCGAGACGGCGTGGGAAACGGCGATATCCCCGGGGACTATCCAGACTTCGCAGATCCCCGGCGGGTCACCGTCCGTGTCGACCGCTCCGGGTAGCGGGCAGGGGCAGATTATCCTCAACGGGTCGATTACCCCCGCGATGCTGAACGAGGGTATTTCCATCCGCACCCTCGGCGGAAGCCTTGTCACTATTAGCGTCGGGGCACCGACCAACCCGAACACGAACGAT